ACTGACAGTGCCGGAAATCGCCGAGGCCATGATGAGCTTCGCACGACTCCGTGTCAGCATTGCATTGATCACGGTGTCAAGGGCTGGCATGGTGCCAAGTCTCCAGTTAGAGTTGTATGACTCACACTAGCCTGAAATGCCTGCTTCGCGCATTGCTCTCTGAATGATCGCGTCGTAGGATTCAGAAACTGGTGCGATGTCCTCCCCACCATTACCCATCGGTGCGGGACGACCATTCGGGAGACTTCGCTGACGCCCATTTGGGCCTCGCGAGTTCGTACTCCGCTGTGGCGGGTTCGTAGCAAGCTGCAACTGAATACGCGCCCAACATTCCCCGAGGGTCATCCCAGGGAATCGTTGGATCGTCTGAGTAAACACCGGAAGGTATTCGCGAGCGTCCGGGTTCGAATCGAAGAAGGAAGCGACTTCAGAGTTAATCTCGGCCCTGCGGGTATTCTCAGCTTGTAGTTGTGCCCGCTGCCGATTCTCCGCCTCAGTTCGCTCTCTGAGGGGGTTCACTGCCGTTCCGATTTCCTGGCGGATCATGTCCAAGAGAGACTTGGAGTCGATTCCGCCTGGAGCCAAACCAAGCTCAGCTACATTTATACCATTGGTTGCGGCTCTTGTCAAGATGTTTTTTATGGCCGACTGCGGATTGTCTCGAAGCTCTTTGAACAGTCTCAAAGCAGTCAGATGCTCACCTTGATCCAATCCGAACTGCTTGATTGACTCTTGATGAGCTTGAAGCGAAGTCAACTGGTTATGGAAGTTCCTACCAATCTCCACAGCCTTTTGAAGCCGTGTGTTAACTTCGGCAACCTGACGCTCATAGGTCTGCGCCTGTGCACGAGCCTTGTATGCGTCTTGATAGAGTCGAGCCTCTTTACCAGCCCGAGCCACAATCTGGCCCTGAGCGTTAACAAGGTTTCCCTTCCCGTCTGGCTTTACCTCGGCACCCTGAGGCAGTCGGCCCTCTGTTTGACTCACACGAGACTGTTGCTTCTCCGGCTGTTGCCGCTCTTGTCCATCACCAGTATCAAGATCGGCGCCTTCGTTTCCACTCCCTGTTTCGAGATCCTCATTCCCACTCCCCTCGGTATCCATACCAAGGTCTGCCCGAGTGAGGCCGAGATTGTCGAATACTGTGTCCTCTGCCGATTGATTTGGCAGGTTCGGTTCAGCCATTAGACGCTCCTGTGCGTTCTTGAATGAACTTTAAGATGTTCTGTGCGGGGGCACCTGAGTTACTCATCGCCATGACTTGTTGCTTATCTTGATCGGGTAGCTGTCGTGCCTGTTCCATCAACTGCTGCTGCGGATTAGCACCGGGCTGTGCCCCTCCAGGGGGTGCTGCTGCCGGTGATGCCTGTCCGCCATTAGCCACACCCTTCTGCATCGATGCGGTGACTTCCTGATCGATCATTTGCCAATCTTCAGGCTTGATCGACATTTCCGTGAACGCACCCTGTAACACATTCAGCATGATCTTAGTGACTGCTCCCGGTGCAGCACGCGCGAACTGTCCAACTGCCTGCGCGACTTCAATTGCCTCTTTCTTCTTGAACGCAGAGTTTGGCTTTTCCATCGAACCGGCAATAATGTCCACGCTGATCTTCTGAGTGAATGTCCTAACGTCCATCTGCTCCCAAGCCTGTGCCATATCATCACCGATGAGAGCCGCAACGTCTTCAATACTATAGTTTTGCACGCATAGCTCAGCCAAAGACAAAGCAACATCCGCTACTGTGTCTTCGATCACATCGACTTTCGCACCAACACTAAGCCGCATCGATTCTTGATAAGACTGAACGCTTGCAACGTTCGTGTTGGTCTTGAATTGTACTCCACGCAACGCATCACTAGTGTTCGAGATCCGATTAACCGAGTCGAGGATCGCTTGTTTGTTAAATAGCTGTTCGAACTGTAAGGATGGCGGCGCAAAGGCTTGGATACAGTCTTGGATCTTACCATTTTCGCCAGCCTTGATCCCAAGAAGTTTCTTCGCTCCTTGTGTCTCACCACGTAGACTTTTGACAAAGCCCTCAGCCTCATCTGGCGTAATCGTGTCTGAGTTGTAATAGAAGTTATCGAATACACTCCTGCGAATGCGTGCCATTTGCCGATTGATATCGTTGATCTCATCCTGCTGATCCAACAGGTACGCGCTTTCTCCAACACTGACTGTTCCTCCGGTGCTCATAATGTAGCTGATGATGAAGTATGGAAAGAAGCGCGTTGTTCCCAACGGATCATCCCACACCCACAGCGGCCATGTCCAATCCTCAGAGTGAAACAGATACACTCGGCGCATCTGTTTATCCCAAAGCAGGGCGCACTCGGTGAAGTATTGATCAATGTAGGCACGACGCTCAGGGTCTTCGAAGCTGATCGGCTGATCCGCTGTGTTTCCACTGAGTGATCGGAGTACCATCCCAAGTCCGTCATCGCGACTTCCTGCTCCGCTTGAGTCAAACGCAGCTTTGTGTGTCGGTTTGTAGATCAACTTACGGGGAACATCCAAAGCATCAGCATCATTAGTAGGCTCCCCATAAGTATAACGTGCAGACAATCCAGCAGTAGGATACCAAATCTTCTCACACATCCATTTCGCATCCGAACCATCCAACTCTTCCGCAAAGGGATCGATGATCAGGTTATGTGGAAGGACAGTCTCCATACTTGGACCGCCCGGCTTGAGCACATCCATGCTCGCCTCAAGCGATTGCAGTTGTCCATAAAGCTCCTCAACTGCCGATTGATCCTTTGCCGTAATTAACTCATTACTGATCCGCTGAACCTCCTCTAGTGCCACCTCAACTGAGTCATCCTTCTTGGTCCAATCAATCTTGAGAACGCCGAAGTTCGTTAACAACGCTGCACCAGTAGCTCTCTTTACTTTGTTCTTCGCATTCATCAAATGCTTGCGCTGGAACACCGCATTGAGCACAGCCTCTAGGCACTTAGTAAACGGTTCGTCGGCCTTGTCATTAGTCGAGCAAGTAATATCAGGATTCTGGCTGTAGATGGCCGGAAGCATGATGTTCAGATTGCTAAAGATAACGTTCTCAGTTGAGTCTCCGCGATGAAAGACTCCGCGAGGCGTATAGTTCGCTTTGGATTGATTATGGTTATAGTACCGATAACACTCTTCCCAAATTAGGCGCGTTGGAGCATATGCAGTCATCGCCGCATCATACACATTGCGCCAATACTTACCAACTTGCTTACTGACAACGATCTTGCTGCCAGAATAGATCTGATACAGCGGCTGCGGTGCAGGAACAACATTTTCCTCCGCATTCATCTTATCAGGATTGAACACATCAGTCGTATCGTTGCCCGGTTCTTCAGATGCGTCATTTGCCATCTTACTTCTCCGCCCCTTTAGGATCTCTAGCATCTAACGCAGTCATTGCGTCTATGTATATTTTACGAGCGTTCCGATGTCCACGCAGTGCCCGTTGATGACTCGCTTCGTTTGTATCCGTCATCCAATTCTGAAATAGCAAAGCCACTCTACCGCTATAAGCGGCTTCTATCCCTCGACGATCAAGTCTATCCAGCTTCTTATCATAAACCGAAGGTTCCAAGGGTGGGTAGCTTTCACTGTGTGACTCAAACAACGCAAGCAAAACTAACGTGATTATGACCGTCACGAATGCAACTATCGCTCCGATCATACGTTCACTCATGTTCTCTCCACACCGTCAATCTTGACCACAACTTTGCCGTCTTCGATAGTGATTACGATTTCGTGTTTTCCATCGGGCTCAACGGGGGGCTTAACGGGAGGCTCAATTGGCTCGACTCCTCCAGGGGGTTTTCCAACCCAAACTGGTGGGTCTGACTCGTTTTCAGATTCTCGTTGTATTGAGATCGTTGAATCGAGTTCAACCAAGCACTTGAGAACTGGAACGCATCCCACGCGAGAGTCACGGGCAGTTGCACTCCAGTGGCCGTCCGCAACATAAAACCCTGCGGTGTAGATATTAGTTCCAGCCCATACATAAGCCGAAGGTGTCCCGTGGAGCCTGTATCCCCATCCATTATAACTCTCCCACCAATAGAACAGCTTCTCGAGCCTCCAATCCTTAACCTGATTCAGCTTGTCTGTTTCGAGCGCGATAAGCGCCGCGCGGTCCCAGGCATCTGGACCGAAATATGGTCCTTGGCCTTTAGGGACATGCGTGGATTTCTTACCAAGGGGGTCTCCCTGCGCAAGTTGCGTAGAGAAGTCACAATCCGACTCCCTAAAGTGCGTAGGGCCAATCCAATACCAAGGGACGCCCGTCTTGGATTCAACATTTTGATACCTCGCTTTGTTACTAAGTATCTTCTTCGCAACGCTCTGAGCCATTGAGAGCTTGTTGCGCTCCATCATATCCCACCACTTCGCTGCCTCCTTCCAAAAGTTGCCATAGGAAGGAACAGTCGGTGAGGTAGAAATAGCTCGAGGAGTGGTTTCGCTCATCGATAGATCCCACGCGGTTCCTGTTCGTCCATCTCTCGTTCTTCTTGTTCTTGTTGTAATTCTGCCTCCGACTCAGCATCTTGTCCGGCACGCTTTTTTATATCCCTGAATCTACGATCCAACGGATACACTGGCTGACGCCCTACCTGAGCTTGATCCATTCCCATGCTCCCAGCTAAGGGATCACCCCCTCTCATTTCCCTGGCCACTGCATTTGGCCCATACACCCACTCTATTTCACCATCAGTAGAGGGACCGCTCAATCCAAATGACTTGAATCGTTCCGCCATCCGTGGATCAACCGCCTTAAGCTCATTGTATCGACGTTCGTGATCCAGAAGTGCTCCGATCCTCTGCTGAACAGGATCGCGTCGCCCACCTCCAAGGGGATCAAATTCTTGCATAGGAATCTCTGCCCCACGATAGGGCTGGCTTTGAATCTGGTAATCCGGTGGAAGCTCAGGTAGCTTTCTCATCGTCGGCATGTCTCGTCCTGAGCTATCACCAACTTGAAGTAGCTGAGCGATGAAATCTTGCGGGTCCATGTATATGACTCACACACTACCTTCGGAAGCGGCTCGCACCAGATGGATCTTCTACAGCGTTGTTCAAAATTATTCCGATCCTGTCCTGCAACCTTTCCTTCTCAGGAGAAGTAACAATTGCCAAATAGGGCGTACACACTTCGTCCCAAACAATGTTCAGAAGATTGCCTTGGATCACATAGTACGACGCTGGGTTGAACCTATACACGGGGGGTCTAGCCATTACTGTATTCTCCTACCTTGTGCATTTGCATAGTCCTCCATTGACATCTCATGCCAATACTTCCACTTCGGAGGTAGCATCTCATTCGGTACGACGATCTCTGATGCCTCTGGCAGCTTACTCAGCATATACTTGATCACATTCATTGCGTGATCGTCTTTGTCCGACGGTTCATCGATAGGCTTACCCTGTGGATCACGCTTCCAATAGTACGACATGATCTCATCTTGAAAGAACGGCAGTTCTTCAGCAACGTACAGCAACGTTCCAGGCGTCGTCCCTAAAGTTAGATGGGGAGTTTTCGGTGTCCCTGCGAGGTAACTATTCACTTTCGCGATACCTGATAGGATGTCGTTACTTCCAGGGCGCACGTCGATTCCGCCATCTTTCAGGATACGGGAAATGGTCGTACTCCTAACATGCTGACCAGCAACCACGATCCTCCTAAAGATTGCAGGGTCGGCGATTACGTGTTGGCTTCCCTGCAACAGTCCATAGTAGCGTCCGCGAATCTCCTTTATGGTAGGCGCATGTTGGGCAATGTCAAAATTAGGATGATAAAAACCGTCAAGAAGGCACACACGACCGAAATCATCAACAAAGGCCAGAATATAGCACGTCGGCGTCGCAATGCCGAAGTCATATCCCTCCAACGTCTGAATGCGGACATGCCGCCTCCTGCAATCAGCAAGGTGATCAAGCATCTGCTCCCGTTTCAAAACATTCAGCGACGTATCAAAACCGGGGTGCACCAGACCCTCGAACGCGGCCCACTTGCCGAGGAGATAACGATCACGCATCTGCCCCTTGTATGCGTTCTCGAGCGTCTTAATAAAGTCTGGCTTGAGGTTACGTTTGTTTGCATACGTGTCCGACTCGAAAAGCTCAATAACGGGCATCTCAGTGTCTTCATCAATGAGGAGCTTCGGACCGAATATCTTCCGGTCGCGCCAATCCAAGTATGGTTTAACGAGTTCATGATACGCCCAATTCTGAGATGGATTCATAGTCATCATAAGCCATCGTGGTCCGTCGGATGGCATCGTCTCATCTTCCGGCTCATCCTCTACACGATAAGCAGTATCGCCTCGAAGACGACCAAGAAGATCGAGGAAGTCCTTGTGTGTGATACCGGGATCATCGATTTGATCCAGGCCGATCCAGTCATAAGTAGCAGAAAGCAAGTTGCTTGTGGTACTTCCGTCTTCATTTTGACTCTTTCCCCGCTGTGCGATATAGCGGAAGTGTACAACTGATCCATTCACAAGATAGACCGAGTTATCATCCTGAGTCGGCATCTTCCTGATCCAGTGCCTCGGACACCACCGCAGGAACTCTTTTCTAAGTGTGTCGTTAAGTTTCGGATACGTCTCTCTACCCAACAGTCCAGTACATCCTGGGTAAAACTTGCAAAGCTGTAACGCCTTAATAACAAGC